TACAGACTGACAAGTTTTAATCAAATCTTGATATTTTTTAACTTCTCTTTCGATAATGTGTAGAGGATAAATTCTACCATTACGGTTTTTCTTTTCTGCTCCAATAAATGGACCAGTAATATACAATGAAGGAGTCTGTTGACCTTCATGTGCTTCTTTAAGAATTGTGATGTCTTCAACGTCACAATTTTCATTTAACAATTTCTTTGGTTGTATAACTTCCATTTTTATACCTCGTATAAATATATTATAGTTTATAATATATTTATACAAAATATAGAGGGATGTATGAATTTAACAGAAGCAAAAGAAGTTTTAAAAGAACATGGTTTTATTTGTGAAGCAACAAATAAAGAAATCTACAATGTTCTTTCACGAAATTATGATGTAGTAGATGAATACAGCGATAGTCAATTTAGAACAACATTTACTTGTAAAACAAAAGGTATTCGTAAGGCTGACAGATATTTAATGACATCTAAAGGTGGATTGGCTATAAGAAAGGGCGACCAATGGGTTCTTATTGCTAACGATTTAGCAGAAATTGAAGATTATTTTGCTGGGTAATTAAAGTTAAAAAGTTCATAAATGAACTTATAGATAATGACGCCATTGAAAAGTTTGATTTGAAGAGAAACTAATATTGTTAAAAATAAAAGAGAGCTTTTCGCTCTCTTTTTTAATTAAAAAATTTTGAAGGTTTTGTGACCGCTCTCATTGCTTCCTCAGACCAACCGTCTTTTGGAGCTTCTTTATTTAGATTTACCACAGGTTCATCTTCAATTTCATCTTGGACTTCTAAAACAATATTCTTAGAAACATCTTCGATTGGATCTTTATAAACTTCTGGATCACTAAAGCAACCAAAAATTTCACGTAAGAATTTTAACATATTCACCTCTTAAATAAATTTTTCATTTGGATTTCCATCAATCATTGACATCCATTCATCAGCATGTTTTGTAGATTCCATCCACCAGCCATTATTATTTAATTGGTCATATTGCCAATCAAGAATAGCATTATAATTATCTTTCTTACATAATGCCCAGAAACGTTCATCTATTTCGTTCATGGTGACGTCTGGATAGAACTTGCAAGGATCTGCAATATCTTCATAAGGCGAGAATTTATTGTCTTTGAAGACTGTTCCAAGAAGAAGAGAACCTGCTGCACATGCTTCAATAAATCTTAGAGAAGACTTACATTTATTGAATTGATTTTCTACAATTGGAGCAATTGCAAAATCAGCATGTTCTTCTAAAACTTGTCTTGGATAGGATGTAGTATCTTTCCAAGGTAGTTGTTTAATCTTATTTGCAATTTCTGCAAAGAAATAAGGTTGAGAGCCAACTACAGTAAATTCAATTTTATCTTCTTTGACCATTTTAATTATCCAGTCTTTCCATGCACAATCAAAGTCACCTAAATCTGCAAGAATTCCATCTGGATGATCTCTATCGACTTTTGGAGGACATGGATTTCTATAGTGACATGGAGAACCTGTATAGATAATCTTTGGTTTTTTAAGATCTTCAGTAATATGAGGTTTACGTGGATAGGACCACAAGAAGCGTGGAACTACATTACGAATTACTCTTATATTCTGACAATTGAATTTTTTAATGAATGCATCTTTTAAATAATCAGTAGAGACTACAATTTCATCACAAAGAGAAACTGCTTTAGCAACTCTTTCATTGATACCTTGTAAGTCTTTATTAAAACCTTCAGATGCCATATTATATTCAGGAAGACCTTCACCATCAATATCAAAAATTTGGTCATCACATTCGAAAACTATTTTATAACCGAATTTCTTTTGATGTATTTTATATTCCTGAAGGACAGCAATATCTTGGTCACCGATTGGACGCTGATAGATAATTGCTTTTGTTTGTTTTAAGATAGTTGCATCAAAAATAGGTTGTGGCGTAATAATTGGAGTAAATCCAATTTGGTCAAAACCATTATAATACATTGCGTTCCATCTTAATCTAACGTGAGAACAACCAGAATGGTCTCTCACTATGATAATGACAAGAGATTTGTCATTTCTAGCATTAAGCATTTAATTTCACCTCACAATAATATAAATTAAAAATTATTTAAATTTTCAGTATTAAACTTTTTAACAAGTTGATATTTCTTTTTATCTTTATATGGAACTACTTCAATTTTTGTTGTATGTGGTTCAATTTCAGATGGATTAACTATTGTAATCATATTCCATTTCATTAGTAGAAAAGCAATAGAATTTCTTCTCTGAATATCTTCTAATGATACATTTCCAAATCCTGGATAACCATTTTTGTCAGTACTTAGAACAAATAATTGTTTAAAATGTGCTAAGAAAAATGTATCAAAATGTTTTAATAAGTGGCATGATTGATAGATTATATTTTTCTTTTTATCAACAATGCCAATTCTAGTAAGAGTTTCTTCAATTACTTTTTGATCGACTAATAAACGGATTTCTAACAATTTAGATGTTTCGTTCATTGCACCTCCTCAGGTTGCCAATCAAATTCTTTATATTCATTATCATACAAAATCTTAGCAACTATAGAAGGATCAATTTCATCTGTCATGACATCATAAAATGTTGGCATTATCAAATCTTTAATCTTCTTATAACGAACCAAATCCTCTGCAGGAATCTTGGCAAAACCAAAATTTGAATATCCATTTTCAGAATAAATCTTATCTATCTCTTGTTTAAATTTACTAACATTTAGAAATTTATTATTAAAAAATAAGTATTTTTCTTCCTGAATAATTCTTGCAGTCCACTTTTGTGGATTGATTGTTTTCATTATTTCTATAAAACCTACAGATTCAGTTAACTTGACTTTTTTAAAAGCCAAGTTTTCTAACTGATCATTTGTAGATTTACTTGCAAGATTTTGTACGTATTCAACTAAATTCATACTCTATTTATAGCTTAGGTAAGAAGAATGAAGGAGAGAAAGGTACCTTTTCAGCAACTGTTTCCTTACAATCTGGACATACAAATTCAGCATAAGGACGAACTGTAAACATATAATTTGTCATTTCATTTACTAGCTTAGAGAAACTCTTAGCGTCCATATTTGCTACATACTGATATGCATTGTAAATATCCATTCTCTTTCCATTTACTGATTCGATATTTACTGCGAATTCCAACAAATCTTCATTGAATGTTTCATAACTATCCTGGCCGTTCTTCATACGGTTTGTGACAGCTTCCATACCAATTGTTGGGAAACGAGTTTTAATCTTGTCGCCTGCTTCTGTAATAAATTCAGAAGGAACGTCTTTATCAAGATAATCGACCTTAAGATTTTTTAGAGTGAATTCTAGATTTACTGTATTTTCACAGTGTTCACATTTATGCTTAATCTGGAATGGTAGATCATCATAAGTCAATGCTCTTAGATAGAAGATAAACCATAGCTTATCTCCAACCAAAATCTTATTTGTATCGATATTCAATACACAAGATGAAATTGTTGAATTGATGATATAATTTGCATTCTTCTCATTGATAGTAGACAAATTCTTAATGTTCAAAGTTGATAACTTCTTAACATAAATGTCTTCTGTATAATATCTACCACGAGATGGCAATAAATGTTTGTCTAATAAAATAGCGTCTTTTGGTAGACTGTTTTCTACTGCTTTTGCAACAGCACCAAAATCTGACTGATTAACACTATTTAAATCTAATTTTTCTGATTTCATATTTTCACCTCACAAATAATTGTTATACTCTATTTATATCAATAAATATCTCAGGAGAATATTATGAATTATAAACAACCTGGATATGATATATCAGAAAATAATTATTTCAAAGGCACAACTAATGTGACAGATGATAAAGTCACAAAAGGATGGCCTAAGAATTATTATTGTGCAGAAACAATGAGAAGTATCTCAATTGCTTTTACAAATTTCTTTAATGATTTACATGTAGTCCGTAAGAATGAATTTGGTGAACCTATTAAATGTATTCAGGTTCCTATTAAATTTGGACCACGTATGAAATCTTTTGATTTTAGAAAACAACAAGCAAGCGGTAAGGAATACTATATTAGTTATCCTAACTTAGCTTGGCGTTTTGATGGTATGTCTTTTGATGCAGAAAGATTTTCTGGTCAATATGCAGATAGAGTTTTCTATAATGATACACTAGAAGAAATGGGATTTGACTGGAAAATGACTGAAAGATTCTGGTCAGATGTGCAGCCAGTTCCTTATAACATAAACATTTCTATGGAATTAAAATGTGATTTATTAAATGATGCAATGGATGTTGTAGAACAAGTTTGCACACGTTTTACTCCTGAATGTTATTTGAATATTAAGGAATTCTGGTTCTTTAATAAACGTAGAAGTATTAAGCTTACTTTGACTGGAGACCCATCATGGCAGATTGAATCTGAAAGTATGGGTGAAGAAGATAAGAGAGAAATTACTGTCACATTCAGTTTCCAAGTTGCAGCTTATTTGTATAAACCTATTAAGACAAGTGCAATCATCGATAAGATTGATGTTTATGTTAACGCTGCTAAAGACCATGAAGTATGGCATGAAGAAATTCAAGGTAATTATGATGGTTCTTTGAAAAACCGTTGGGATTTCGAAGATATGTATAGTTGTAAGTTATCACATGCAAGTGCTATCTCAGCTGTAAGTGCTTATGATCCAGTTTCTGGAACAGATGGTAGCGTTACATGGGAAACAGAATTCTTCTATAAAGAATTGCCTGAATATCAATTCTATCCAGCAGGAAGTAAGTTAGTTAAGAAGAGAATCTTAAGATGGGATGCAACTTCAGATAAAAATCTAACATCTGCATATAAAGAATCATTTGAGTATTATCCAATTGAATGTTGGGGAGAAAATCCAACAGGAATTAAGATTGAAGATAAAAGATTATACGATTCGAATGGTACTCCATATAAAGGATATTATACGAAGGAATTCGAATCGAAAGTTATTCCTAATGATTAATTCTACTGAAAAAAGCCATATCTGAAACGGTATGGCTTTTTTCTGATTTTTTAACTTTCTGTACGTGTATCACCTAATAGAGCTAACATAGGTTCATCATGATCTTCGATAGAATTAACTTTATTACCGATCTGAGTTTGGTCATTTACTTTTTTCCAACCTTGAGGATTGATAAATTTCATAGAAGTATTTTTATCATGATGTTGAGCAATAAAGTCAGTACCTAATGCTATATCAAAATCAAATTCAATATCT